CCATCTGTGGCTGCCGCGGCTTGTGCAAACGGATTCACCTGCATTCCATACCGAGTCTTGAAACCAATCTTCGGTTGGAAGGAGTCCTCACCAACAGCACGGACCATCTGCAGCGGAACATACGGGCAATAGAAAAGGCCTGCATCATAAGGACTTGAACCCTTATATCCACAAACATAATACTGCTCGGCTGTTGCGCCAGATGCAGCATAAGGCACGTTCATGTTCATGTACGGATCAACGTACACTTTGAAGCGACCATTCAGCACGCCGGCGAAGGTATTACCTGTCGAATCAACATTCAGGTTATCCTGAAGTGCAGACTGGTAATCAAGAAGTCCAGCCATTGTTAGTGCAGAAGCGACATCAGCAGAACAAAGGATAAGGTTACCCTTTCCACGCCGTGTGTCACGAGCAATTACGTTGGCATCACGTTCCATCGCAAACATCAAGCCCTTGAATTTTTCAACAGACCAGCGACCGCCGGAGTCTGTATCAAGATCAAAGGTTCCAGGTGATGTTACATTCTGGAATGCACCAATTTTGGCGTTGATGTAGATAGTACGAATTACTTCTCGGTTAATTTCAGCAAGAATTTCAGCTGACAGAATATTTGCAAGCTCTGTCTCTGCATCCAAGCCATGGATTGCTTTCAAATCCTGTGCAAGTTCCATTGTGTACTCAGCTTTGAGGGCACGTGACTTTGCAGTTACGGTTGCCTTCTCAATGCTAAATGCCATCTGGTTAAATGCATTACCTGTCGAATCACCAAGCGCTTCAGCAGCGGATGTGGCCATACCAGTTCCGCGAGTAAAGTTAGCGGCGGAAAGTGCTGCAAGTACTTTAGTACCAATCTGAGTAGTTGCACTGCCCGATCCTTCCGATCCAAAGAATGTATTGGCTTCGTTGAATAGAGCTTCTGTACCACTCATTGTGTTATACCTAGCCTTCATTGCAAAGATAAGACCTGTAGGACCAGTCATAGGCTGGACTCCACAGACATCATAAGCAATAAGAGAAGGCATCGCACGACGGACGAGGCTAATTAGGATCGGATCCCAATTCGCAACACCCGATGTTTGGTTAGCAGGAGCAGCTTCTGATAGGAAACTTCTATCCTCAGACATGGCCTTTTCCTGGTTCTCTAAAATTACAGTCGTAACAGCACGTTTGTACGGATCCTTAATCTCTGGAAGATCAGGATGTTGTAGGACTGGCTGCCATTTTTCCTGTAGTTGTTCAGTTTGAAACATTTTAGTTTTCTCCCTTTTTATTTATTTATAAAAAACTTAATTCTGCGCAGCTCTCTTTTCAGATTTGCCAATTGCAGTCATATAAGCAGCCATTGTGTCGTTTACATCTTCATAATTTTCTTCGGATGGCGCTGCCTGTACATCTTCAGTAATTTGAACCTTAGGAAAGTATGAATCTTTGATCGTTTCCAACTTTGTACGATAGTCGGTAGCGTTCTCATATTCAACCGTTTCGGCTAGTTCTGCAAATTTCTCTACTTCTGTATCTGCTAGATCAGAAGCCACGTCTAAAAGAATTTCATGTTGCTCAAGCTCATTAATTCTCTGGGTCATATTAACATTCTTCTGCAATTCTTCGTTCAATTTCTCTTCCATATCATCTGCTTTTGAAGCAGCGGCATCAAGAAGATCAAACTGATCATCGGGTACAGTAATGTCATGTTTCTCAAAAAGACCACGCAAATCAGATATAAAGCTTTCTGCAATTTCTGATTTGAGTCGGTGCTCAAGAGCTATTTCATTCTTTTTAATCCATTCTTCAACTACATAGGTGAGATAATTATCTACTTTAGTAGACAACTCATCTTTAGCTTCAGTCATGGACGTATCAAAAGCCTCTGTATACTCTTCCTCAAGGCGTTCCAGCTCTGCACGAATTTTAGCTTTTACTGCTGCTTCAAAAATCGTGGCGGCTTTCTGCTTGAATTCTTCTGAAAGACCTTCGCCACCCGTTAGGGCTTCAACATCATCAGAAAGATCCATTCGAGCAACACGCTCATCAACCGTTTCTCTTACTTCATCTTCAGCTTCGTATGATTCACTAGCTTCAGACTCATCGTCACGATCTCTGAGGTTCTGCTTCTTCCGTTTCTTTCCAGTCTTTTCATCTTCTTCTTCATCCTCATCAGGCTCAATTTGTGGTCGACCTTCAGTTCCACCTCCTTTACCAGCTTTCTTCTTTTCGGCTGCACGAGCAGTTTTTAAAGATTTTTCTTCTGGATCTACACCTTCCATCTCAACTTCCTCACCTCTCATCTTATCACCAACCTCTCCGTCCATAGACGTAGGGGCCACTGTTTTACCAGAAGCGCTAGAAGCCAAGCCTTTACCACCAGATTTCCCAGGCGGTGTTGCTTTTTTAGCTTTCGCTGTAGCCTTTGTGCCTGGATCAGAAGAAGCGTCAGGAGAAACAACTGCAGGTCCCATGTCTTGTACTTCACCCTGGCCTTTGGCATCAATCTTTGCCTCTTTCTGGCTGGGTGCTGCACCTTTCATAGGAGCTCTGGGATCACCTTTAGTATCCAAAGTGTCCGTTGCTTCATCTAGTTCAGATTCATCCACAAAGATCTCTGCGGCTATCTGTTCTAGTTCTTGGTTTATATCTGTCATTTGGAGTACTCCCTGTTATTTTTTTCTAACATATAAGTTATTTATAATATTCATAATTTTGACATAAAATTTTCAAAGATTTCTACAGCTTTTTCTTCTCTAGCCTGCGCCCTTTGATACTTCATGTTCAATTCTTTCCTATATGCTTCAATATCCATCTCCTTTACTGCGCCATTTTGCCATACCCACTCTTTTCCTTCCATAATTCCTTCGACAAACGCATTTGGTGCAGACGGATCTGCGACAATATCAGCAGCTGTTGCCAAATAAAAATCATCTTTGACAACTTGCGCCCCACGTCTCGGTTCTAATGAACCCATACCTCTTGACGAAACCCCCAACTTGGC